TGTTCCCGTCGCCAAGATTGTTCCTGTCGCCCAGCTTGTTCCTGTCGCCCAGCGTGTTCATGTCGCCCAGCGTGTTCCCGTCGCCCAGCTTGTTCCTGTCGCCCAGCGTGTTCATGTCGCCCAGCGTGTTCCCGTCGCCCAGCTTGTTGTCGTCGCCGTAGTTCATGCTTGTCCTTTCAGTGCAGCCTCGATGTCGCGGGCGAATTGATGAACAACGCTTCCTTTGTTGTTTGGTGGCCGCGAGGCAATCTCTGAAATCTCCGCATCCGCCAGCGTGCGTGACGGGTGGGTGTAGAGCGGCATCGTGTACTCGCCCTCATAGCTTTCGTGTTCCTCTGATGTAATCACGTCCAGCACCAAGCCATCAGCACGGCGCATGGCCCACGCCACCGGCTCGCCGCCAGCCAGCGCTGCGCGTAACTCGGTGATCTCGGCTTGCATGGCGTCTGCCGGATGGTCGTCGTAGAATTCGAGGCGGTCACGCCACGTTTTGATGGCCATTACGCACCTCCGTCCAAAACAAGCTCACGCTCCAGCAGGCAGAGCCATGATTCGCCTTCGTTGTCAAGATTCCTGTGCAGGGCATGGCCGTACACATCTGAGATGTGCATTGAGGCACCATATCCACTACTACAGGCATCAGGCAGCCACAGCCACCACGCTGCATTCCACAGCAGTTTGTCTGCTAGCGCTAGCCGCTGACTCTGTTTGTCGTTCATGCTGCCGCCATTACAGCCAGCATTGCAGCCTTGTTTGACCAGAACTCCAGTTCTTCAGCTGCATCACGCATAGCACGGCGCGACTTTGCTGCCTTGTATGCAGCACGAGCTTGCTCCATTTTTGTGACTGCCTCTGCAAGTTGCTTGTCCATTTCAAAATCTCCGGTTAGTTGATAACTGAAGTATCACGGCAGGCGTGCATTTAATCCAATTGATTTTTTCTATTGCACGCCTGATGCTGATAGTTAGAACGGCGGTGCGTCATCATCCTGGCGCTTTGCTGGACGGTTAGCCTCTTGAGCTTTCGACAAAACCACAGCGGAAAACTTCTCATTTGCCCATATGTGTTGCCAGTATTTACCATCGTTACCCTTGGTGGCCGGCCATGAAACAAATGGGCCTTTCTGACCGTCAACAATGCGGCAACCCTTGATGGTGATGAATTCCTCCTGCCCCTCTTTTGAATGCAGCAGAACATTGAATGAAGGATATTTACCGTCGAAGTGTTTGATTGTGATGTGCATGGTTAAGCCTTGTTCCTTTCCTGTTCGCTCATTTTCTTGATTGCTGTCCGAACCTTGGAATTGAGCAGGCCCCAAAGCGCAGTTTTCTCTTCAACGTCCGTGATGCTTACGCATTCTTCATATGCGCCCCAATCGTTCCCATCTGCAAACTTCTCTTCAATAATCAGAGCAAGGTCACGGATAAGCGACTGGCGGCGTGGTGTCAGGTTGTCAATTACTCCCATCGTGGGACTACTGCGGAAACTAGGCGCATCGTTATCCTCGTCTGACACAATGCCCAATAAGCTGGACAGTGCATAACGACGTTTATATGTGACCTCTCCGCCAAACCCTTGCATGTTTGCATGGTCTTTGTTGAGGAAAGTTGACGATTCAATCCATTGCCCGGTGACATGAATCAGCCTGGTTGTCAGGGTGTCTGTATCGACCGCCTGAATAAGACCAAGCTGGTGAGCCTTGAATAGCGGCTTCAGCATGTCCATGATGCTGTCAAGTGGCGCATACTTGAATTCGTATTTGCCGGTCTTGACGGTCTTGTCCCGCTTGATGGGTTGCATGTCTTGCTGCATGGCCGCGATTGCCGCGTAAATCTCTCCTACGTTCTCGCTTGTTCGCATCTCTTTTCTCCTTGTATTCAGTAACAGCCTATTGGTGGACAGTTGAGGGGCGAAGGCAAGCCAACCCTATTCGAGTTAGCTAGCTTCTCAGCCTACCGGAGCCACAGCATCGGAGCTTTGCTGGAGTCGATCTAAAGGCGCTCCAGTTCGAATCCTTCCACAGTCCTTAGAACCGTGCCCACGGGCGATTCGATTACGCCAAAACCCGTCACCCACCATGTGCCTGTTGGTGGCTTGATACCGCTGCACAGTTGTCCCACAGCGGCCAAGAACGCAAAAACCCCTAGTCTGCTGCGCTCTGGTGCTCGACCCACCATTGCCAATAAAGGCTGAACGCATGAGGCTAGGGGCTTCATGGTTGTCTTGTGGGTCGAGCACTTGACAATCAAAAATATACATGATGTTTTTCAGCTTGTAAAGCCAGCAAGGAAAATAGTTGCCATGAAAGCGCAACCCAGGGCAAACCAGAGCAGGCAGCGCATGGCGCAGCCGTAAATGGCGTCCCACGTCTCATAGGCGCTATCAGCATCCTCGCGCATAGGGTCGGAGCCGTCAGAGTTGTGTGTAATCATGTCAACTGCTTCCATGGTGGTGATGTGCCTGTCTGTGAGCTTGTGGAGCGTCTGTATAAGCTGCAGCCTGTCCATCACGTCCACCATTGAACAAGTGCCAGAGCCATGACCAGGCCGATAGCGCAAGCAAGGGCGTAGTCATGGAAGCGGCTCGGGCGGTAGTGCTCGACAGCGCAGCCGTAGTGTGCATCCTTGAATGCTTCCTGAAGGGTGCGGGGGAATTTGCGGGTGTTCACTTGGTATCCTCCAATACTTGAGCGATAAACTTCACTTGAGCGGCCCATGCTTCAGAGCCTAGCTGTGCCTCCAAATCGGCCAATTTCATGACGTTATCAAGTGCCCAGCGCAGGCGCTCAATACGGCCATTCTGAGCCGCCTCATGAGCCTCCAGCGCGTTGTCGCGTGCATTATCGCCTGATAGTTCAAACATCATATTCTCCATTGAAAGCCAGCCATTCAGTTTCCATCTGTCCAGCAATCTCGCGCAGGTCTTGCGACTGGGTTTGATAATCGCTTGGGAGGATGCAGTCATGCAGCTCGTAAATGATGGCTGCGGCCTCTGCTGGCGTCACGCGCATGGTCTTGAGCAAGGCGCGCACCTCGCTGACCTTGCGGTTAGAGTAGATGCGATTGGTGGGAGTGAGTGCGCTCATTTCAAAATCTCCGGTTGGTTGGTGTGATTGAAGTATCGGGCCTGAGCGCACAAACGTCTAATTGATTTTTTCTATCGTGCTTTTGTGGCGATTAATAAATTCAATTGGCACTGCGGCGGTTTATCAGCGAGCATTGAGGCATGAAAATACTTATTGCTTGCGAATATTCTGGCCGGGTGCGGGACGCATTCATTGCCAAAGGGCACGACGCCATATCATGCGATTTACTGGACACTGAAGCGTTTGGGCCGCATTACAAGGGCAGCGTTTTCGATATCATCAATGACGGGTTTGACATGATGATATGTCACCCACCATGCACGCATCTTGCTGTAAGTGGTGCGCGTCACTTTGCTGCAAAGCGTGCTGATGGAAGGCAGCAGGAAGCATTGCACTTTGTGCAGCGCTTGCTTGATGCTCCGATACCGCGCATTGCACTGGAAAACCCTATCAGCATCATTTCAAGCATGATTCGCAAGCCAGACCAGATTATCCAGCCTTGGCAGTTTGGCCACGGTGAAACAAAAGCCACATGTCTATGGTTGAAAGGACTTCTCAAATTGACACCGACAAACATCGTTTCTGGGCGTGAAGCACGGGTACACAGAATGCCCCCATCTGCTGATCGCTGGAAAGAGCGCAGCCGTACTTATCAAGGCATAGCCGATGCAATGGCTGACCAATGGGGCAACCTATGAAACAACTAACCCTTCCCCGTGTAACCATCAAGCAGGAGCCTGACTGCCTGACCATCACGCACAAACAGACAGGCCGTAAGACTACGGTCGCGCCCAAGCTGCTGGACAACTGGGCGGTAAACAAGTTGAGAGCTGATGCTCTGCAAGATTTTTCAAAGGAGAAAGCGAAGTGATAAGCAAACAGCGCAACAAACTGGAGGCGAGAGTAGACGAATGCATTGCACTGCTAAACATCAAATACATGCAGTGGAAGGCAGAGTTTGAATCAGAGCTAAACCCGTTCATTGCGGTACAAAAGTATTGCAGCCCTGAGCAACGCGCCAGGCGTCAGACATGGATAAAGCCGTGGATTGATGCCAAGCAAACCCTAGAGGTTCATCGTGGCCGTGGCCGCAAGGACATTACCGCTGTAAAGCCAAATGCAAAGTTCAGCGGCATCTCCCGTAAAGCAGATGAGCGCGTAAAGACTATCCTTGCGCCGCGTCAGTCTATTTCAATCGAGCCAAAGGGCGGCGGTATTCGCCGTATGGCAATGTCGAAAGCGAGCATATGAAAAGGATTTATCACCCTTTTTGGCTTTGGGAAGATATTGAAATGTGGCGAAAAATACCTGCCAATAAAGAACGTGAAATGTTGCAAAAAGCAATTGAATTTACTGGCGATCATGTCCTATATGGGCAATGGATGTTAAGAGTTGCAAATCAATGGCCTGTTGCGTGCGAGCAAAATTTGACTGATGATGGGATTAATCAACGAGCATGGATTGGGCATGCTGCAACACAAATGGCAATCAATTGTCCCGAATACATTACGCGCTCGGCATGGGGGCATCTTTCAAAACAGCAGCAAAATTTAGCCAATCAACAAGCGGATATTGCAATACATGAATGGAACAAAGCGCGTAAAAAAACGAGTGGGCAGTTATATCTCGAAATGGCTTAAGCAAGGCTATGAAAATGATATTCCAGACGAAGCACCGCACAAATTGGAAGAACTTTGTAAAGCTCCATCTTATCGAATGATTGTCAAAGCACTGCTTAAAAATGAAACCCATTTGGAGTCTTTGGGATTTCAAAGAAGTACATGCCAACTTTATGGCGAACTCAAGCGTATAGAGCTACAAAAAAAAGGACGTAACGTAACAACATGGATTCAGCTAAAAATGTTTTAGATGCAGCTATGGAGCGCATAGCAATGATGTTCGATGATTTTGAACATGTATTGGTAGCGTTTTCATGTGGCAAGGACAGCGGAATTTGTCTGAGTCTTTGCTACAAGTATGCCAAAGAAAACAACCTACTTCACAAGATGGCTGTTTATTACGAGGATTACGAAGCTGGGTATAAATCAACCGACGAATACGCACAGCGTGTTTTCTCTGAAATGACAGACGTTCGCAGATACTGGCTTTGTCTTCCTATTTCTGCCGCTTGTTCAGTGTCAATGTATGAAACCCGTTGGATACCATGGGACAAGGACAAGAAGCATCTTTGGGTTAAACCAATGCCTGATCTTGATTGCGTAATCAATGAAGACAATTGTCCATATCCCTTCGTGAAAGGTACGAAGGGCTTTGATGCTCGGATACAGTTTTCTACATGGTTTTCTTCTGTCAATCCTGGGCGAACTGCCGTAGTAATTGGCATTCGCGCTGATGAGTCATTAACACGAAGGGCTATTTTTACAAGCCAGTATCGCAGGCATATGCACAAAGGTTTGTCATACACAAAAACAATTGATAAGCAGACTGTGAATTTTTATCCAATTTTTGATTGGAAGACTTCAGACATTTGGGTATGCAATGCCAAGTTTGGGTTTGATTACAACAAGATTTATGACTTGTATTACCAGGCTGGTCTTACGATTGACCAAATGCGTGTCGCAAGCCCATTTCATCAAAGCGGACAAGACAACCTAAAGTTGTATCGAGTAATTGACCCAAACAATTGGGGCAAGATGGTTGGCCGCGTTAATGGTGTAAATTTTGGCGGCATATATGGCGGAACTACCGCAATGGGGTGGAAGACGCTTACAAAACCTACGCACTTTACATGGAAGCAATATGCATATTTTTTGCTAGAAACTTTGCCAGATGGTGCAAAAAAAAAGTTTCTGTATCACCTGGAAAGATTCCAAAAAATATGGAGTGAGAAGGGATACGGCAGAAACCCAAGGGTAATTGCATTAATGCGAGCAGAAGGCATTGAAATTGAAAACACGCAAGTTATTTCAAAGCTATGCAAGAAGCCAGATGTTTATGAGATTGTCAAAATCAAGTCTGATTTCCCAGATGAGACAAAAGGAAATTATTCAACGCCATTTAGGCACTGCCCAAGCTGGAAAGCGGTATGCGTGACGATAATGAAAAATGACTTTGCTTTGCAGTACATGGGATGTTCTCGCACTCAAGACCAAAACATCACAAAACAAAAAGCGCTTGAAAAGTATCAGCGAAGGCAACAGGCAAAACAAGTTGCCGCATTAGAGGAAGATTTAGGCGACGAAGATTTAGAAGTTTGAAACAACTTGGAGAAACTATGAGCGAATACAAATCACCAGTTTATAACGTGTTGTCAGTGCCCGTATCAAAGGTCAGGGCCAACGCATACAACCCCAATAGCGTAGCGCCTCCAGAAATGAAGCTTTTGGAGTTATCTATATGGGAGGATGGATTCACGATGCCAGTAGTTTGTTACTACGTGGAATCTGAAGACATTTATGAGATTGTGGACGGTTACCACAGATTTACCGTATTGCTGACAAGTGATCGCGTGCGTGAGCGTGAACGTGGAATGCTTCCTGTTGTTGTCATTGAAAAAGACATATCCAATCGGATGGCGTCTACGATTCGCCACAATCGTGCCAGAGGCTCGCATTCAATTGAGTTGATGTCCAACATAGTCGCTGAATTGGTTGATGCTGGAATGTCTGATGCTTGGATTCTTCGCCACGTTGGGATGGATAAGGATGAGCTTTTGAGATTGAAGCAAATTACCGGCCTTGCTGCGCTTTTCAAAGATGTTGAATTTAGCAAAGCATGGAATGAAAACATGCTATCTGGGCATAAAGAGGTTTCAAATGAAGAGGCCTAGTGTTACTACTTTGCTTGATTTGCTTGCTAAACCAGCGCTTATTAAGTGGGCAAATAAACAGGGGTTGCTTGGAATTGATATAAACAATGTCAGAAAAAAAGCATTAGCTGGCGGCACATCAATTCACGAACAGATTGAAAATTATTGCAAAGGTACTGGAGATTTTGAGCGTGAGATTGACAGACAATCTTTTGAGACTTTTATGCAAGGCAAAAAATTACGTTCAATGGAATGCGACATTGAAACAGAATGGTTTGTCGGGCGGTATGACGCGGAAATAATGGTTGATGATGAAATATACATTGTTGACTACAAAACAGGATTTAAAGGCCGTGTGTACCTGGAGCATAAGTTGCAGCTTATTGCGTACACCATGGCAAAACCTGCTCAGATGGCAATTGTTCCAGTTCCTCAGTTTCACCTTATTCCGGTAGTGATTGAAAACAGAAAACCGTATGAGGACATATTGAAGGCATTGTCAAACATTTGGCAGATTAAACAGGAGATTGAATGAACAACATCACCGACTTTCACGAACACGTCCGACGCCTGTTTATCAAGCCAGACGATGCTACTGGCCGTAGCCTGCACGCTGCTGTCGGAATCTCTGGCGAAGCTGGCGAGCTTTTGGGCATGGTCAAAGCAAACTGGATTTACGGCCGCGAGTTCGACCACGACAACATGCTGGAAGAGTGTGGCGACTTGCTTTTTTACATCGCCGCCATGCTGGACACAAATGGCCTGACCTTGCACCATGCCATGCAAAACAACTACGACAAGCTGAAAAAGCGTTACCCGGACGGCTACACCGATAAAGCGGCGAACGAACGCGCGGACAAATCATAAGGGGCCTTGCACCTCCCCATTGCGGACGCCCACGCGATAACAAGCTCAAGAATGCTAACCGATGCGCTCCCTTACGTTTCCGGCAGTCGGCATGCACAAACCCGCGCAAGGCTTAATTTCAAAGCGGGGATTCTTGGGAACGGGCACCTATTAACTGGAGAAATGAAATGCAGCTACACATCACAGAGATTACCCCAATCCGTCATCGTCGCCACGACCCTGCTACAAGCGTCAAAGCGGCCCATAACGCCGACCGGTTCGCTAAGACACACGCAGGCCGCATCCTTCACGCCTTGACCGTTTACGGCCCATTGTCGGCCCATGATATGCACCTGGTCGGCTTGTCGGTTGTCCAGTGCGATAGAAGGCTCAGCGAGATGCAGCGGGACGGGCTTATTGAAGTTTTGAAGGATGCCGATGGGGAAGATGTTGTAAGGAACGGTTGCCGTGTTTGGCAGATTACAAAACCCGCTTGACAAATATCGCAACATGCCACAAAATTCAATCATCTGCGGACTGGTAACCCGCAGTAGCTCTACAAAAGCGAACCGCAAACCCATTGGGGAGCGGGCTTCGTCAAAGCTGTGGAATCCTGTTGTAGCAGGCCCATATGCGGCAACCAAGCCTAAAGCTCGTTCCCCAATGGGTTTTTTGCTTTGTGCCACAACCCGCGTTTTTGTTGTAGGTCGGCGTGGAAGGACACGCATCCGGTCAGTTGGGCAAGGCCTGCTGTCAATTGCTGGATATGGGGAGCATGAAAGCTGGCCGCTTTCGCTGCGATGGTTGCTATGCGCCTTAATCAGCCGTCCAGCCCCAGACGTACCCGGTATCGAGTCCGGGGCCTACAACAAAGATGCGGGAACCCGTCAGGGCGCGTTAGCTAATGGCTTGAATCGGCTGAACCCACAAAAGACCGGCACCTGCAACCTACAGGAACACGCCGCGAAGCCTGTCCGAGAGGGACTTCAAAAGATTGTGCGGCCAAGTGGTGAGATACGGCTAATCAATCGACTGAATCTCGGCGTCATGCGTGCTGTGGGCCTTTACCCTATAAACAAGGATAAAAGCTGGCAGAGGGCAGAAACCTTGCGTTTCACCCTTGCTCGATCTTGGGAGAATGAAAAGTGATAGCCCTGCCAAGTTACATAGACCCGGAAATGTGGAGCGCTTTTGTAGAGACTCGCAAAGCCATGAAAGTACCATTCACGCAGGCCGCTGAAAAGCTCATAGTAAGGCGATTAATGAAAATGCATGGTGAGGGCTGGGACGTAAATGCAAGCCTTGAAAAGAGCGCCATTTACGGCTATCGTGGGGTGTTTGAAGTGACGCGGAGAGCAGCGAAAACAAAGGACGAAATCGCGCAGCAAGTGACGGAAAACGAGAAGGCTAAACACTGCCCGCCACCGCCTGAAATCAAGGCCAGAATCGACGCGATACTTAAAAGGATGCCAGCATGACCTACGCCGAAGCCATCACCATCCTAAACCGAGTCCGCGCTGGTGACAAAACCCCTACTCTCGCTGAAATCACAATGGCCCTTTTCCTGACTGGAGACCTTGACGTATGAAAACCATCCTTGTAATCGAAATCACGCATCCAAAGCCAATCAATGAACCGCACTGGGTGAACATCTGCGGACAGCGTATCTACAACTACCTTTTTGCCCGAGGCTTTGCAGTGGGCGTGAAGGTGCTGGAAACAAAGCAGGATGACACACCGTGAACAAATACTCCAGCACTGCATCTGGCTCGCCAGCCTGGACAAGCATTACGCCTGGTGGTCGGCTAAGAACTACGCCAGCCAGTGGCCAGAGCTACACAGCGACTTACCTGAGAGGCTGACCAATGCGATACGCGGCCAGAATAGACGCGAACAAGGCGCAGATAGTGGAAGCGCTGAGACTGCGGGGGGCATACGTGTGGGACTTGAAGCTGCCGGTGGACTTGCTGGTAGGCCACAACGGCAGGACGTGCCTAGTCGAAATAAAGCGGGACGAAAAGGCTAAGCTAACCGGCCTGCAGCGTCTATTTTTCAGCGAATGGAAGGGTGGCGCACTGGTGCGGATTGATTCGCCAGAAGCCGCTATCCAGCTTTTGAAGGTAATGGAATCATGACCGACCGCCTGACCATGCCCATGGTGAACCCGCAACAAGGCCACCAAGCCCTGCAAACCATCTGGCAGCACGCTAAAAGCCTCTTGATGGCAGGGCATAGGCTTACCCTAGAGCTTCGCCCGGAAAAGCGTACAGACGCTCAGAACCGCCGTTTGTGGTCGATGCTGGGCGAAATATCCGAGCAGGTCGAATGGTACGGGCAGTATCTGACGGACGAGGACTGGAAACACATCTTTACGGCCAGCCTGAAAAAGCAGCGAGCAGTTCCCGGACTGGACGGCGGTTTTGTGGTGCTAGGGTTATCCACAAGCAAGATGACCAAAGCGGAAATGTCAGACCTGCAAACGCTCATGGAGGCTTTTGGGGCTGACAACAACGTGAAATTCAAGGCGCAGGAATGACCGACTACCCATGCACAGGCGAACCGCCTAAGAAAACTAAAGTTCTAATTGTGGACTGCACAAAGCATGAACGCAGGCAGTTCGATAAAGGTGAATGGGCATGGGCCAGCATGAAGCGCGAACCCGTGCAAGTGGTCGATTTTTACAAAGGCGTTCCAAATGAACCCTCAGCCTAAGACAATCCCAAAGCGCAACCCGGCATTGCTCAAGCTGGCCCATGGTCAACGATGCCTGTTAAACGCCGTCTATGGCTGTGCTGGTGACCGTGGCGATACAACCGTGGCATGTCATAGCAATTTTGGCATCCATGGGAAAGCCAAAGGCCGGAAAGCTGATGACTGTTATACGGTCTGGGGCTGTGCAATTTGCCATTCATGGCTCGACCAGGGGAATGCCACCAAGGCAGAGAAGGAACAGGTATTCATGGCCGCGCATCTGAGGCAGGTATTGGAATGGCGAAAAATGGCGCATCCGGCGGCAAGATGGGCACTGGAGCAGATTAATGAACGACCGTGAAACCGTCCTAGCCGCCATGAGACAAGGCTACAAGTGCCAGCCAGACATATGCCAAGCCACCGGACTGCCTGAAAAGCGGGTACGTAGCGCCATCAATAATCTGAGATATGAAGGCCGGATTGAAGCGGAAAGCCACCAAAGCGCCGGCAGGCACAAAGGACGGATGCACAGCATTTACCGGGAAAAGCTGGAAAAGCCACGGTCAGCACGGGTAAGCGATGTTTTTGCACTAGGAGCAATGTATGCGAATCAGTGAGCGATACAGCACGGCCCGGAACACGTCAAACCTGAAAACCGGCGCATCAGCGAACGATATCCTGATGGCGGTGGGCATGGCTGGACAGCGTGACCCGGAAGCGATAGCACTGCTAAACCTTGCTTTCGGGCACCATCCGAGCGCCAGGGTAGCATTTGCCAAGCTGATTGAAGGCAAACTGACTGAGAAGATGCTGACAGCAAGATGGCCCGGTAAACCCAGGCAGACGGCTATGGAAGCGATAGCATGGTACTTAGACGGCACATGCCAGCCATGCGGAGGGCGAAAATACGAGGTAGCGCCCGGAACCCCCATGCTGACAGACAAGGCATGTAAGCACTGTCACGGGACTGGAAAGCTGCCTAAACCGCCAGAACAGTTATTCCAGTATGCAATAGACCTGATTGAAAGGCTTGTAGTTTTAGCGGAATCAAGGCCAAAAACAAAGCTATTGCGGAACTAAATGAATGTGCTATATTCTAAGAACTGCGACAAACACGGTGTTTTGCCGTGAGAAAAACAAACGCAACTAGGCCCCTAATGGATAGGTGTCTGTGCATGTTTTGTCCTAACGCATGTTGACTAGGTGCCGAGTAACGCTATCTATCAGGCATGGTAGGTGTCGCGGAAAGTCAACATTCGTTAGCGCGAATGCGTAGGCTGATACGCAGCAATGCACTTGATCAATGCGGCTACTGGCTTAGAAGACCAGCGTGCGAGCCAAATCCGGAGACCAGCACCGGACGCGCTAACATAAAAACCACATTAAAGTAGCACAAAAGCAAACAGCGTGCCATAATCGCGCCACTGATGCGCAGGGAATGCGCAACCCGGCCCGGCACATGTTTCGGGCTTGTCCGACATAAGGACGTGCATCACCGAGAGGCCAGCAGTCATTACGATTGTCTGGCCTTTCCCATTTCCGCAAACCCGCACCGCCAGACCGTAAAGGCCAGCACACAGCAATTCACACGATGCTGACCCGTGCACCAGGCGCGGCCCTTGATTGATGGGCAAATCAATCTAACTACCGCAACAAAGCCCAGTCAGTCCCATTCCTCCTAGTGGGTGCTGACTGGGTGCGGTTAAGTAAAAACCCTTATGTGGACAATCCGCAAGGAATCCAAAGCATGAAAACAATAGTTTTGCCGTATCCAAAAGATTACGCTGACCTCAAGTCATACATGGATGCTGTAAAGCCAGTCCGAAATGAATGGAACAGTCTGCACGCCAAAAGCGAGTTTAAATCGCCAGCCCAATTGTGGGCATGGGTGCAGAGCAATGGATAATCCGAAAGGAACCCATCATGAATACAAAAGCATTACCACGAACCGCCTTTGTAAAAGGTGAGAAAAGACCAGGACAAGGGCGCCCCAAGGGTATGCTGAATAAGAACAATCAGCAAATCCGGGACATCATCGTCCAGACATTAGACAACCTCGGCGGCGCTGCCTATCTTGAAGAAGTGGCGCGCAGTCATCCCCCAGCATTCATGGCGCTGATTGGCAAGACCATGCCGCTGCAGGTGACTGGTGACCCGAATAGCCCGCTCCATACCAGCCTTACAGTCACATTCAAGTGATCGAACTACCGGGAAAGCTGAAGCCGCTATTCGAGCCATGCCGTTACAAAGTGATGTACGGTGGGCGTGGTTCGGCCAAAAGCTGGTCAGTAGCCCGGGCTTTGCTGATTCTGGCTTGTCAGAAGCCCATTCGGGTTCTTTGTGCGCGTGAGACACAAAAATCAATCCAGGAATCAGTCCACCGGCTACTAAAAGACCAGATTGAATTGATGGGCCTCCAGGACTTTTTCGAGGTTCAGGAAACCAAGATCATAGGTAAGAACGGCTCAGACTTCGCCTTTGCTGGCATCAGACAGCAGGGTGTTACGAACCTCAAGAGCTTCGAAGGCGTCGATGTGGTTTGGGTTGAAGAAGCCCAAGTGGTCACCCGCAAGTCTTGGGATGTGCTGATTCCGACCATCCGCAAGCCAGGCTCTGAGATATGGATAACCTTCAATCCTGAGCTTGATTCGGACGAGACTTACGAGCGCTTTGTCTTGACTCCGCCAGACGGGGCAAGAGTCATCCCGGTGAACTGGAGTGATAACCCATGGTTTCCGGCTGAACTGGAAACCGAACGGCTGGCTTGGAAAAAGCGTGACCCGATAGGTTATGAGACTGTATGGGAAGGCAAGTGCCGCCCAGCAGTTGAAGGCGCTATTTACGCCCGTGAGATTGACGCGCTACAGCGTGATGGCAGGCTAAGGAATGTGCCGTATGACCCGATGCTTAAGGTGCATACAGTCTGGGACTTGGGCTGGAATGACGCCATGTCTATTGTGTTTGTCCAGCGCCAGGCCTCTGAAGTTCGGGTGATTGACTACATTGAAGATAGTCACCGGACGCTTGATAGCTACGTGGCTGAGATAAAGGACAGGCGCTGGAACTGGGGCACTGACTATCTGCCCCATGATGGCAGGGCAAAGAACATCCAGACCGGGAAAAGCGCAGAGGAAATTCTCAGGGCTTTAGGCCGGACTGTGCAAATCACGCCGAATCTGGACATTGAAAGCGGAATCAAAGCTGCTCGGATGATGTTCCCCAGATGCTATATCGAGCAGACCAAGTGCAAAGCATTGGTTAACGCCTTGAAGCGCTACAAACGGCAAATGAATCAAATCACAAACGAACCCGGCGCACCTTTGCACGATGAGAACAGCCACGGAGCTGATGCTTTCCGATACCTTGCTGTGGTGGTGGATAAGCTGTCTAACGACGCTTGGAAGCCCCTGAAATACCCAGAGATGGGCATCGTATGAGTATTGCAATCATCGGCAAGCTGAAAGAGATTGAGGCCAGGCTTGAGGCGCAAGAGAAAGCCATGAAAGCTGCTTTGGAACTGATTGACAAGCTACTGAAAGAGAAGCGGCCTCCGGGCAGACCTAGGAAAACAGATGACCGATAACGAACTGCTAGCCATTGTCGAGGAGCATGAGGCGCTCGCCACCTCTGGCGACTTGAACGATGCACGGGCGACGGCTATCGACCTGTACATGGGCCGGCCCTATGGTGATGAGGTTGTAGGCCGTTCGCAGGTTGTAATGCGTGATGTGGCCGACACCATCGAATGGATCAAGCCAAGCCTGTTGAAGGTGTTTGCAGCCGGTGATGACATCGTAACGTTCGCCCCTGAAGGCCCGGAAGACGAAGCACAGGCACAGCAGGAGACAGACTACTGCAACTACGTCTTGATGCAGAAGAATAACGGCTTCATGGTCATGCATGATTGGTTTCATGATGCATTGCTCCAGAAGAACGGCTATGTAATCTGCAGCTACGAGGAAAACGAAAGCACGGAAAAAGAGTCTTACAAAGGCTTGGCACCTGAAGAAGTCTCCCTATTGCTGCAAGACGGTTGCGAGATTATCGAGGCAACTGTCAATGAGGACGGCCTGACAGATATCAAGGTTAAAAACTCCAAGTATGACGGCTGTGTCAAGATTAAGAACATTCCCCCTGAGCGTGTTTTGGTCAGCCATTCATGCTCAACAGTTGACTTGTGGGAAGCTGACTTTGTTGAAGTGGTTGAAATTACCACTGTAAGCAAGCTGCGCGAGGCTGGCTACGACATTCCAGACGGCATCAACGACGACACGCGAAGCGACTATGAAACGGTCGAGGAACGCCGGACTAATGGCATGTATGACACTGATGAAGAACGCACTGGCGACAAGGCTACAAGGCCCATTCACTGCCGCCGCGTCTGGATTCGTGTTGACCAAGACGGTGACGGAATCGCAGAACTGCGCCGCATGGTCATTGTGGGGAAGACGATCCTCGAAAATGAAGAAGATGACCTGATCCCCGTAGCGGCAATCACCGCGATGAGGCTGCCGCACGAGCATATTGGCATGTCTGTGGTCGATATTGTCGAAGACCTCCAGCGCATCCGCACGGCCTTGACCCGTGGGTTTTTGGACAATATGTACCTAGCCAACAATGGCCGGTTCGGTGTTGACGCTAACCGCGTGAACCTTGACGACATGCTGACCAGTCGACCAGGCGGGATTGTGCGGGTTAACGGTGGACTGTCTGATGCTATCCAGCCACTTGTCCAGCCGCAGAACGGCGCACAAATCATCCAAGCTATTGAGTATGTGGACACGGTACGAGAAAACCGCACCGGGGTTACAAAGTACAACCAAGGCATCGATGCAAACAGCCTGAACAAAACTGCGCACGGCATCACGCAAATCATGAACGCCAGCCAGCAACGCATCGAGCTAATCGCCCGTGTGTTCGCTGAATCAGGTGTTAAGAGTTTGATGCGGATTATCCAGGCTGTGAGCATAAAAAACGGGCGTAAGCCTGAAATGATGAAGTTGCGGAATCAGTGGGTTGCAGTGAACCCGTCGGAGTGGAAGCGCCGGACTGATATGAGCGTCTCAGTAGGCCTTGGGATCGGCAACAAAGACCAGAACCTGATGCACCTGCAGAACATCATTGCAGCACAACAACAGGCCTTCCCGCTGGGTGTGGCTAGTCCGACAAACATCTACAACGCATTGGCCAAACTGACACAGAACGCCGGGTTTAAGAACGTCGATGACTTTTGGACTGACCCGCAAAAAGCACAACCCAAGACGCCGCAGGTTCCGCCAGAGGTTCAAAAGGCGCAAATGGAAATGCAGGCCGATGCGCAGAAGTTCCAAGCGCAGACGCAGAACGATATTCAAAAGTACCAAGCTGATGCACAACAAAAAGAGCTAGATAGGCAGGCTGAGACTGCACGGGCCATGCAGCTTGAGCAAATGAAACAGCAGGGCGAGACTGAGCGCGAAGCCATGAAGCTGCAGGCTGAACAACAAATGAAACTGCTGGAAGTGGCTGGGCAGATTCTCGGTCGTCAGCCGGTAGAGCAGGAAGTTGACACTGGCCCGGATGCTAACCAAGAGGCTCTGATGAACGTCATGCAGACCGTCCAGCAACTGGCAGCGGTCATCGCTTCGCCTAAGCAGATTGTTCGCGATGCAACAGGCGCAATTATCGGCGCTCAACACGTAGGAATGTAAATGGCACTCGCATACTCAACCACGCTCCGTAATGCAATGCTGGACGCCATCACATCCGCTGTGGGCGCGTCTGGACTACTGCGGATTTACGATGGCACCAGGCCAGCAACCGGAGGCTCAGCAACTACTTTGCTGGCTGAACTGACGTGCAACGCAACCTTTGCCCCTGCCGCGTCTAGTGGTGTTTTGACGCTGAACGCCATCACTCAGGATAGCTCTGCCAACGCTACAGGGACTGCAACATGGTTTCGAATCGTCACCAGTGGCGGCACGTTTGTGATTGATGGCAACGTCGGGACTTCAGGCAGTGACCTGAACCTGAACAGCACGAGTATTAGCTCAGGTGTAGCCGTATCTGTGACCAGTTTTACGATTACTGAAGGCAACCCATGATTACCTTTGATGTGCTGTATGACATCGGTCAAAGCGTTACGTCATCCGCCGGTGTTGGTATTGTCAAGAGCATCACGATTGGCTCTGACAAACTGCCGTATTACATGGTTGAGTTTGCAACTGAGCAGGATGGGAAAATAACGTATTCCAGCGCGACTATCAGCGAGCGCGGGTTGTCAACTCCTGATGAGACATGACATTAAGCGTCAACACCAGCGGCAGCCAGACTGCGACAATCAGCACTGAGCACACTCTGGCGACGGTCACAAGTGCCAATGTGTTACAGCTTGCAGTTGATGTTGCAAATATGGTTGGTGGTACTACGCCTGACATATTGGAGCTTAGGGAATATGGCAAGGCCAGAAGCTCTGATACTGAGAGATTGATCAAGACTTACACAGTGATCGGCGCTCAAGTAGAAACGCTTGTTTTGACAATCCCGAGGATAAGCCCACACAGCTACAAGGTCACACTGAAGCAAACCCAAGGGACTGGCAGGGCTTTCCCATGGGCCATCTATCAGGCGCAATAGCATGTTCCACTATGCTCCTGAGACTAAAAGCGCAAGATGGGAAACGTTGGGCTTTAATTCTGGCAGCACAACTGGGACGGTTGTCACTGCTAGCGCTTCTACAAACACATACGGTAGTTGGACAACTATAGGAACATCAGGGTTTTCATACGAACAAATTCGTGCTGTCATGGGGATACAAAGCGCCAATGCCGCAAGCTATGCAATAGATATTGGCATAAGTGACGGAACAAATACATGGGTTATTGCTGAGGCCATCATGGCTACTAACTCATCTACTGGTGCTCAAATTTCTGCTGGATTAATTCTCCCTCTGCACATACCAGATGGATCAATTATTAGAGCAAGGTGCATGTGTTCTACAGGGTCTGCAACTATCCAGGTCACGATTAACGGATGCACGCAAGGAATAAATGGTTCGCATGGATATGCGCGGATGGTAAACATTACAACGCTTGCAAGTTCCGCTGGAGTAGTATGTACATCCGGTAGTGCAAACACAAAAGCCAGGACGCAGGTTGTCGCATCTTCATCTGTAGATGTTGCGGCAGTTGTCGCAATGTTTCGTATGGGTTCATCAACAACAAGTTATTGTCTTGATGTAGAGGCTGGTTCTGCTGGATCGGAAGAAGTTATATTTCCAAATCACTTTTTGCGAGGGCAAACAGTAAATGAATATCAGCCAAGCCCAATTATTGCCAGGTATTTCCCATCAGGGACGCGGTTTAGCGTAAATATGCAAGCCATCTCAGCGTCTCAAACGGCTAGGGTGACACTCTACGGCTTCCAGTGAGGTAACGTATGAATTCCGGCCATCTTGCGCATATATTGCTGGCGGCGCAAGCATCTGCCATAACCGGAACAAGCGCTACAACTAACGCGAATGACGCCTCTACGGCCAGTGGAACCGTTCCATATACTGGCACAGTAGCAGCAACAAACGCGAACGACACTAGCTCATCTAGTGGGCTTGTCACAGTAACCGGCACAAGCGCAACAACGAACGGCAACGACCTTTCAAGCGCATCCGGCTCGCTGACAGTTACGGGAACTGTAGCCGATACAAACGGCAACGATACATCAAGCGTCGCGGCGCTGATAACCGTCACTGGCACGTCTGCGGCAACTAACGGGAGCGACACCAGTGCTGTAGTAGCTCTAGTTACTGTTGCCGGGACAAGCGGCACTACAAATGCCAATGACACGTCTACGGCATCCGGCAGTGTGGCTGGTGCTGGGATTGACGGCGCATCAGCGACAACGAACGCTAACGATACAGCGTCTGCTAGTGGCCTGATAACGGTCACTGGGACTGTAGCAAGGTCGAATGCGGACGATACAGGATACGCTAGCGGACTGCTGACAGTAACTGGAACGGTAGCTAATAGCAGCGCGAACGACACAAGCACGGCTAGTGGTTTGCTGACAGTCACCGGCACGGTAGCGAAAACAAACAGTAACGACGCATCAAGCGCATCAGGCGCATTGACGGTATCCGGGACTGTTGCCTACAGCAACGCTAACGACACGGCTAGTGGTGCAGCGCTGGTAACTGTCAGCGGCGCGGCAAGTGTTACGAATGCTGATGATTCAGGGATTGGAAGCGGCGAACTTCGCGCAGCGATTGGAGCGCCTGGCCGCAAGCCTGTTTACACAGTCAAAGTAAACGGGCAGTTAATCACGGGCTCATATCAAGACATTCAGGCGCTGATTCAAAGCCTGGCCGAGCAGGACGCTAAAGAAGCTGCTACGCAAGCGATAGAACAGGCCAAAGCGCCACGGCGTGCAAAGTTCTTGAGGGTTATGCCGGTAAAGCCTGTAGAGGCTGCACAAGAGCAGATAACAGAACCGATAGTCGCTAAACCGCTGGTGTTTGAATACGAGCAGGCGTATCAAACATTTCTTCAAACCCTGTTGTCTAACGCAATAGCTCAAAAGGCCATGCGTGATGACGACGATGAAACAGCTTTGATGCTGCTTTTATGACCGAACAAGACGAAATTGCACGCGGCCACGATGCTGAACGACTGTTGAATGACCCGATGCTTAAAGAGGCATTCAGCAAGGTAGAAACAGGCATTGTTGATGGGCTGAAACAAACACCCATCGGTGATCGCGACACGCAACATGAATTAACCCTGTGCCTTCAACTTTTGGGCAGGGTTAAAAAGAACCTTGAGGAAGTCGCAACAACTGGCAAATTCGCATTGCACCAAAAGCAAGAGCGCGAAAGCTGGATGAAGCGGCAACTTAAAAAGGTGGCCTGAGCATTCGCTTGGGTTATTGGCCTTGATGGCCTTGAAAGTGAGAAGCAATGACCACTCCCGCAACGGAAGTCACACAGGAAGCCCCTGTATCCCCGGAATCACGGCTAGAGGAAATTTTCAGTAGAGGCGATAAAAAGCCTGAGACTGAAGCCAAACCTGAACCGGAAACGCAAGAAACCGAAAGCGAAGATGCCGCAGAGGAAGAGGCTGCCAGTGATGGCGAGGCTGAAACCAAAGCAGAGGACACGCCAGAGGATGACGGCGAAGAAGTGGAGTTTGACGGTGAACTGTACAAGCTGCCCAAGAAGCTGAAGGAAGCTGTACTGCGCCAGAAGGACTACACCCAAAAGACGCAAGAGGTAGCGGAAATTCGCAAGCGTGTTGAGATGCGCGAACAGTATCTTGAACAGGCTGAGAAAATCCAGACCGTAGCGTTTGAAAAGGCCGCAGAAATGAAGGCCTTGGATAATCAGATAGCGCAGTATCTGCAAGTTGACTGGAATGCACTAGCTGACCAAAACCCGACTGAGTTTTTGAAACTTGACCGGCAATATCGACAGCTTGTCGAAGTGCGCGGACAAAAGCTCGGGGAAATTCAGACCATTGCCCAAGAGCGCCAGACGCTGGAGAGCCAGACCCGTGAGCGACAAATCGCAGAAGGTCAAAAGGAACTCAAGCGCCGCCTTCCAAAGCTGGATGCATCCATGCTAGGGAAGATCAAGGAAACGGCCTCTGGCACATACGGATTCACGGCCACAGAGCTAGGCAACATCTACGACCCGCGCGTGGTGCATGTGCTGCACGACGCTGCAAAGTGGCGAGAGTTGCAAGCAGGCAAACCGGCCATTGCCAAAAAAGTGACTGAGGCGAAGCCAATCCAAGCTACGTCTCGCAACGCATCAAACAACCAGGCCACAGCCGCAATTGACCAAGCTAAATCAAGGCTTGCAAAGACCGGCAAAACAAGCGACGCAGAAGCGTACCTTGAGCGCCTATTTTCACGAAAGAAGTAAATCATGGCCCAAGTATCTGGAACCACTGACACGCTCGATATCGTTGGCATTGCTGAAGATATCGAAGACGCAATTTTCTCGATCAGCCCCGAGGAAACCCCTCTGCTGACCATGGCGAAGCGCAAGACCGCCTCCAACACTCTGCACCAGTGGCAGACTGACGCGCTGGCTGCTGCTGCGGCTAACCGTCAAGTTGAAGGTGATGACGCAAGCTTCACCACGGCTACCCCTACTACTCTGCTGTCCAACTACTCGCAAATCGCACGCAAGACGCTTATCCTGTCTGGCACTGCTGATAGCGTGCGTTTGTATGGCCGCGCAAAGGAAATGGCCCGTCTGACGACCAAGTACGGCAAGGAACTCAAGCGCGACATCGAATACGCGCTGGTTCGCAACCAAGCATCTTCCGCTGGTGGTAACACTACGGCGCGTAGCTCTGCAGGCCTTGAGTCGATGATTAGCGGTAACCGCATCCTGTCAACCTCGTCCAGCACTGGCACCACTCCCGGCTATTCTGGTGGTGTGTGGGCGGCTCCGACTGACGGTACGGCTACTTCAACTTTGGCTGAAACCGACCTGTTCAATGGCCTTCAGGCTGCTTGGACTGACGGTGGCGACCCGAGCGTCATCATGACCAACACGACCCAGAAGCGCTATATGGCGGCTTTTGGTGGTGCTAGCAAGTTTGCGGGTACTTATGTTCCCAACGCTGGCAAAACCCAGTCGATGGTTGTTGGTGGTGTTGACCTGTACATCAGCGACTTCGGCGAGCACAAAATCACGCTGAACCGTCACATGCGTGCATCGACCGTGTTCTGTCTTGACCCTGAATACGTGTCTGTTGCATTCTTGCGCGGCATTCAGATGACTGACCTTGCGAAGACTGGCGATGCCAACAAGAAAATGATGTTGGCTGAGTTCACGTTGGTGTGTGACAACCCCGACGCGCACGCGAAGCTGCAAGACTTCGTTTAACCCTTGAGAGTCTAGGGGGGAAACCTCCTAGACCTTTTACCAATGCGTGAAATACTCTCTAATACTGCTGGCGTCATCACTACGATGGAAGTGGACGAAATAACCAATAAAATGGTTATCAAGAAGCATCAAGATATTGAAGCCAATATTGAGATGACAAACCGGCTGAGAAACAACGATGAATACACCCGCAACGGGATTAAAAAAGGCTGGCTACACGCTGCCCACATCCCTGAGGTTGTCATTGTTGAATTGCTGCAAAACGGCATTAATGTGTTTCATGCATCGGCAAAAGAAATAGTTGCAGGATTGAAAAAGATTGGCAAAGACAACTTGCTTACCACTCGTGCCCGTATCTGAAGTTGCAAGGGCTCATGCCCTTATAGACGATGACCCGGACGCGGCATACGGTATCTGTAACGAGGTTTTATCTGACAACCCGGATGACCCTCTAGCCCTGTTTGTGATTGGCACGGTACTGGCAAGGTCAGCACGGCATGGGATCGCTTTGCCAGTGTTTGAACGTGTTGCCAGGATAGTACCAGGCAAGCCGCAAGCATGGAACAACATTGGCATGTGCTACGCGGAATGCCACGATTACGGCAAAGCACGCGAAGCATTCATGAGGGCTGAGAAGCTACAAGCGACGGCTACGCATAAGGCCAATATTGCCCTGACATGGCTGAATGATGGCGACTACAAAAAGGCCATTGAATGGTGCAAAAAGGCCATGGAGTCAGAGCCTGAGCATAACGGCGCATGGACTACATTCGGCTTCGCCTCGCTGGCTGTCGGCGATTGGGCGAACGGCTGGAAAGGCTTTAGCCGGTGCTTAGGTGGTAAGTTCCGAAAGGAAGTACACCATCAAGACGCACCTAGATGGACTGGTGAAAAAGGCCAGACTGTTTGCGTGTATGGGGAACAAGGCATAGGCGATGAAATCATGTACGCCTCATGCTTTGATGATGTGATACGCGATAGCAAGCAGGTCGTGATTGAATGCGATAACAGGCTTGAAGGCTTGTTTCGGAGGTCATTCCCTGATGCGCTGGTTTACGGAACACGGCGGCTTGATGCGCCTTGGGTTGATTCTGTCAAACTGGATGCGAACTGCGCCGCTGGTGAACTTCCGAGGTTCTACAGGCCAGATCGCAAAGACTGCCCACAAACGCCATATTTGAAGGCTGACCCTGAGCGCAGGCTGCAATGGCGTGCATTGTTTGATTCGTGGCCTAAAAAGCCTGTTATAGGGCTTTGCTGGACTGGTGGAAGGCAGAGTACACAGAGCAAGCGCCGGCATGTCGGGCTAGAGGCCATGCGGAGCCTGATTGAAAGCACAGACGCGCACTTTGTGAGCCTTCAGTACAAAGACCCGACAGCGGAGATTGAAGCGAGCGGACTGCCTGTTAAGCACTTCGCCCGTGCTGCACAGTCTCCAGACTTTGATGACACTGCGGCGCTGGTGGCTGAGTGCGATATTGTGATTGGTATCCATACCACGGTTCACCACTTGGCCGGGGCTTTAGGGGTTCCATCAATCATCCTGGTTCCAGACCGGCCGATGTGGAATTACGCCACGGGTGATAGCCTGCCATGGTACGGAAAACAAAAGTATCACAGGCAGCGTGCAAATGAATCATGGGCCGATTGTGTAAAGCGGATCCAATGGACAAGCTGAAAATCTACACCGGGTACGACAAGCGCGAAGCTGTCGGTTATCACACATTCTGCGCAAGCGTGATTGAACGGGCTACGAAGCCGGTTAGTTTCACACCCCTTCACATTGATACGCTGAATTTTTACAAAGGAGGTGAGCGTGATGGTACGAACGCTTTCGCCTTCAGCCGGTTCCTGATTCCATACATGGAACGGTATAACGGCTGGGCGTTGTTTGTTGATGGTGCGGACATGATTTGCCGGACTGATATCACGACCATCATGGATGAGGTGGACTTGTACAACGCGGTAAGCGTGGTCAAAAACGTGTACGAATCCAAACACCCGAGGAAGTATGTCGGAACGCTTATGGAGGCTGAAAACAGGCCCTATGAGCGTAAGAACTGGTCTAGTGTTATGGTGATTAACTGCGCACACTTTGCATGGCGCTCGATTACACCTGACACGGTAGCGACGATGAGAGGGCTAGACCTTCACCAGTTCAGGTTTATTCCTGACCAGAGAATCGGCAGTTTGTCACCAGAGTGGAACTGGCTGGCAGACGAATACGGGCCTAATGACAATGCCAAAATCGTACATTGGACAGCAGGAATCCCCGGCTTTCCACACTACAAAGATGCTCCCATGTCAGAGGTATGGCGAGCAGAGCACGCAAGGGCAAACCATGCTACTGAGTGAGCCTTACCGGGAGATGCAGGCGGCGCTACATGCAAAAGGGAACTATGGCACGGCTAGCCTGTCATTTGGCAAGCTGGTGAGCAAAGTAGTCAACGACATGGACGCTAAAACGCTGCTGGACTACGGCTGCGGCTCCATGTGCAACCTTGCGAAAGTGCTGGAGCCTGACCACGATTTAGAGTATGCGGGATATGACCCTGCTGTACCTGAATATGCATCATTGGCTGAACCGGCTGAGCTTGTGGTGTGTATTGATGTGCTGGAGCATATCGAGCCGGAATTCCTGGACGCTGTGCTGGACGACCTAAAGCGCTGCACATTGAAGGCTGGGTTCTTTTCAATCCATACCGGGCCAGCGGTCAAGGTTCTGCCTGATGGCCGTAATGCCCATTTGATTCAACAGCCTCCTAAGTGGTGGCTTGAGAAACTGTTTCAACGATTCGAGGTAGCCACAATGCAAAAGACGAATAACGGATTCTGGGTGGTGGTGTATGTCGATTAGCACATATGGTGGTTTGAAAACATCGGTTGCCGCGTGGCTTGACCGCTCAGACCTTACATCCATCATCCCTGACCTGATTTATCTAGGTCAAACACGCATCTGGCAAGACTTGGCTGGTAAGGGCGGTGTGGGTGCGTTGGAATCCAGCGTTACCAGTACGACAAGCGGCACCATCACGCTACCGTCTGATTTTGCCTCTGTACGGGCTTTGTACGTCACCCTTGTGGGTAAAGACGTACCCATGCGCCCAATGTCCACAGAGGGCTATCAAAGCACGTCCAGTCTGCCGGATAGCTATTACCTGACCGGCACCACTGCGGTGCTGTCACCGGCACCTGATGCCACGTATTCCTACCGTCTGATGTACTACAAGACGCTGGCCGCATTCTCTGCTGATGCGGATTACGACACGATCCTTACCAAAGCCCCCCATCTGTACCTTTACGCAACCCTGCTTGAGGCAGAGCCGTACCTGAAAAATGATAACCGCGTGCAGGTGTGGAATGCCATGTACACAGAGCGCTTGAATGCATTTGTTGCGGCTGACAGGCACCGCTTTGGCCCTATGACAATCCGAGCCGATAGGGTAGGCGGATGAGCCCGTTACTAGGTTTTACGCCAGACGTAGACGCTACTACGCCGGGAGTTATAACGGACTGCACCATGTTCATCCCGTATGAGAACGGGATGTGCGGTGCCCCGGCTCCGACAACGCCAGGGAGTACTCCAGCATTGGCCGCAGAGTGCCGTAACGCTGCCGTATTGACCAACCTGAGCGACACGCGCAGGGTGTTTGCTGGTACACAAACCAAGATGTATGAACTGACCGGAGGGGCTTGGTCAGACATATCAAGAGCGGGAAACTACGCTGGCGGTACTGAAACACGGTGGTCATTCGCGCAGTTCGGTAATTCGGCTTTGTGTTCTAACAAGGTAGAGGCGATTAACCGATCAACTGGCGCGGCATTCGCCGATATCGCAACGGCACCGAAAGCAAAAATCATCTTCAGCGTGGGCGCATTTGTGATGGCGCTGAATGTTGATGATGGTACTGACAAGCCAGACGGCTGGCATTGCTGTGCGGCTTTTGATGAGACAGATTGGACGGCTGCGGTATCCACTCAAGCCACTAAGGGCCGGTTGGTATCAACGCCAGGGGCGATTGTTTCAGGCGGTAGGATGGGTGAATATGCCATTGCCTACAAGGAACGCGCCATTTACGTGGGCCAGTATGTAGGTGCGCCGGCTGTGTGGGACTGGGTACAAGTTCCAGGTGGGGATGCTGGATGTATCGGGCAAGATGCGTGGTGTGACGTTAACGGCGCACACTTCATTGTCGGACAGGATAACTTTTGGTCATTCGACGGAACCAGGCCACAGCCCGTAGGCGATAACCAGATTCGGCAATGGTTCTTCAATAACTCTGATTCGACCTACCGCTACAAAACAAAGTGCATCTATGACCGACAGAATAACCGTGTGTGGGTTTTCTTTGCCGGGATCGGTTCTACCACTTGCGATAAGTGCATTGTTTACCATGTGGTCACAAAGCAATGGGGCAAGGCTGACCAGTCTATCGAAGCTGTATTGAACTATGTAGCCTCTGGTGTGACGATTGATGGGCTAGCGTCGATTAGCTCCACGATTGATGGCCTACCTGATATCCCATTCGATTCGCAATACTGGCAAGCCGGTGGACGTGCGTTGTCTACGTTCAACACTTCGCATCAATTGCAACTCCAGACCGGAACTAGTGCGTCTAGCGGCTTCACCACGGGCGATACTGGTGATGATGAAGGGGTTAGCACGGTACAGGGTGCAAGGCTGCGCTATGCGGCTGGATACGCGCCAGTAAGTGCAACTGCGACTGGCTATTACAAAATGAACGAGGGCGACAGCCTGACAACCGGGAATAGCGGGGCTATGGCAAATGGAAAGTTTGACATGCGCCAGACGGGACGTTTTCACCGGCAATCGTTTTCATTTACTGGAGATGTGCGGGTGACTGGCATATCCCTAAGAGTTGTTCCGACAGGTGCGCGGTGAAACTGAACACAACGCCACGGCTGAACACGCAGGATGTTGACCTAGTGCGTGAGCTGAGAAACCACGCCTATCAGGTCAACCTGCTTTCAACCGGAAAGATTGAAGCGACAGACAACGCATACACAGCGGCACCGACTACTGGGACATATGTGATAGGCGACATTGTGAAAAACAGCGCACCCGCAGAGGCTGGCGGCGCTGGATCGAAGTATGTCGTGATCGGGTGGATATGCACGGCGAGCGGAACGCCTGGGACATGGCTTGCAATGAGAACTCTTACAGGAAACTAAACTATGGACAACCTTTTTGGCTCTAATCCATTCCTCGGAAAAGACAACCCTTACTTGCAGAACGTCATTGATTCAACGCTGGGTGACGTAACGCGCAACTACAACCTGGCCGTGAAGCCTCAGACTGAATCTGCAATGGTGCGCTCGGGTTCTTTTGGGAACTCTGGCTTACAGCAGATGCAAGGCGAACAACAACGGCAACTGGCACAGACACTTGGGAACACGGCATCGAATCTGCGTGCTAACGACTACAACCAACAGCAACAGATGTACCAATGGGATCAAGGCTTCAACAAGAACATCTACGACACGACTTTCGGCCAGAATCAGCAGAACCTTCAAAGCCTGTTAGGCCTGTTTAACGCTGGCTCCGGGTTCAATTCTCAGGACATCAATAACGCCACGGCTGTGCAGAATACGCCATTCAACTATTTCAACCAATTCTCCAATGTTGCAAACGGCATTGGTGGCCAAGGCGGTACGGCTAGTAGCACGATGACCGGCACGGGTTCGCCATTGCTCGGGGCTCTGGGTGGGTATCAACTCGGCGGCGCATTGGGCAAGAATCTCGGGTTTGGTGGCTGGACTAATAACCCCATCGGTTAAGGAGAAATACATGGAACCGACAACGATGCTTCAATTGGGCGGCGCACTGCTTGGCGGCCTGTTTGGTGGCGATTCACAAGGCGGCACGCAGACATCAGAGAAAACCCCGTGGGGGCCTTCGCAAGACTGGCTAAAGCAGAACATTCAGCAGGGCCAGAACCTGCAGAACTACTATCAGCAGAACCCATTTAGCCAAGCGCAAC